GATCGCCTTGCGGGCCTTGCGCGCCCTGCGGCCCGATGGCTCCAGGTTGCCCATCCTTGCCGGCTGGTCCGGTCTCGCCGCGCTCGCCTTGCGCACCATTGGCGCCGCGCTCGCCGTCGACGCCGTCGTGCAACACAGCCAATCGCGCGTCGATGAAAGTAATCATTTCGGCGCGCATCTCGGCGACAATCATGCGCGCCTGCGCCTCGATCAACGCGCGCTCGCGCGACCATTGGCGACGCTCCGTTTCCAGGACTTCGCCCAGAGCTTCGCGTAAGGCTTCAATCAACGCGTCGCCTTCGAAAACGGGCGGCGGCTGCATAGATATTTCCGATTTCTCGTTTAACATCGTCGCGAGCCTCCGGTTTGGCTGGCACTGGCGGGGCTGACGGTGGCGCTGGTGGTGCCGGCGGCGCCGCTGGCGGAATGCCAGATGCGGCCGAAAGCGGAATCACTTGTTGTTGAACCCTTGGCTCGTCCCCGTATTTAACCCTATCGAGTCCCTCCTGCTCGCGGGCTTCGTTGGGCGCGTAGATGCCGCCCTGCACGCCGCGTGCAAGTGCTTCGATGCGCTCTTTCTGCGCCGACCGCAGCAACGCACCCGTATCGAATTCGACATACTCATCCGGTTGCCCCTTGAGGGCGAACAAGAGCCCGAATGATTCCTCGATATGGTTGAGCGCAAAACCGAGCCCGGTCGCGATCCAGAACTGCATCAACGCTTCGGTCGATCCAAATGTTGTTCCGCCCAGGCCAAGGATTTGCATCGGAACGCGGAAGGCAAGCGCGATGTGCTCTTCCGACACCTTCAGCATTTCGGCGAGTTGCGCGTCTCTGCCGCCTACCGTCCAGGGCTGCACCTTCAACCCGGCCGTAAGAATTGGCGTGCCGCCGGCTTTCAATGCCCTTGATTGTTCGTTCCACCGATCGCGCAGTGCCTGAACTTGGTCTTTGTCGAGCACAAGATCAGTTTGTATGACCGCGCTCGGCCGCGCTTGATTGTTGTAAAAGTTAAGCTGCTGTTGGCTGATGGCTTCGCTGACGCCGATATCGTTGAGCGTCGCCAACAACGGCGACTGACCCCACAGCGGGAACGGATAGGTTCGCGAGCGATCAACATGCAGCTTGATGTGCAACACGTCACGCTGCGGAACCATCAGCGCTTCCTCGCCGAGCCGGCGGGCAATTACCTGATTGCCGTGGAGCCGATAAAAGACTTCGCCATCGGCGGCAAGCTGCGGGCGCGACAACCACGAGTCCATCAAATGCAATTCGGAGATTTCGAACCGATCATTGCGCAACGCGAGCGCATACGCGTTTCCATCGAGATACAGCTGCCGCGTTGCGTTGAGCAGAAAGTCGGAGATTGATTGATAGTCGTTCGGGATGCGCAGGATGCGCGCCAGCGCTGAATTCTTGACACGCTCACGGCCGCCCTTGCCGTTGAGCCGCCAATGCGCTCCGGGACACATCGCAATCGTCTGGCTGTAGGCCGACACGCACGCTTCGACGACAGCCGAGCGCGTCGACCAGGGCTGAACGTCCTGGCCTAGCTGCCAGAAATTTGTCGAAGACCCGTCCGGCAGCCAGCCGCCGCTAAAGGGCAGATAATACGGGCCGGGACGAGGGGCGCCTTCGACTGCACGCAGCACAGAACGCAGCGTGCGTGCAACGAGATCGAAAGCGCCCATCCACTCGACTCAACTCGACGCGGTTGACGGCGGCGTATGCTTGGCCGGCGTTGCCTGCCGTGTCTCGTAGCCGGCACCGCTGGCAGGCTTTCTGGCCTCCATCTGCCTGTGCTCGGTCGGCTTGTTCGCCGTCACATAGGGATCGGGGTCGGAGCCGTCCGGCTCATGCTCGTGGAAATGCGCCCCGAGCCGCGCCAGATCGTTTTCCTCTTGCGTGGGCGTTGGCTTGCCCTTGGTGCGCTCGGCAAAATCCTTTCGGGATTGCTCCGTCGCTTTCTGCTCTTCGGCAAGCTGCTGCTTCGCAACTTCGTTCTCGGGCGGCGCCCCTTGATGCGCTTGATGTTCGGTCGCCATATTTGTTCGCTCCTGTTTGTTGTGGTTGACGCAACGCGGCGGCGCTCGTTTTCGAAGCGCCGCCTCACCAATCGTTTACATCACCAAGTTGTTGCGGTGGTGTAGGCGATCGTTCCAGCGCGACGCTGAACCCAATTCAGCGGCATGACCATTCTTAGGGCGATGCTGTCTGTTTGGAAGAGCGAACGCTGCGGAGAAGCAACAACACCGGGCGATCCTGGACCAACAAGATCAGTCGGATTCGTGTCCTCCATATGAAGCGTCGCCTGATCTGATAGCTCCAGACGTGGTGCTTCACCACCTACAACAACAAAGTCCGAGGCGTCCATCAGGATCACGGTCTTCGGGGCAACCGTGACCGAATCGATGATGGGAATGTTGTTGAGCGTCCCGTTCTTTATCTCGTCGCGGAACGGGAAGATGCCGGTATTTGTCGCGCTCGCCAACGATGCGGACAGGATATCGCCCGGGTTCATCAGCCATACCGGCTCGCGCAGATTACCCAGCGTGCTGGCTACGAGCGCCTGGATAAGCGCCTTGATGTCGCCGATCAGCGCCGGCAGGCCGCCGCCAGCGGTCGGGGTGGTGGCGACGACACCATTGAGCAACCCTGGCGGCCGGATCACGGTCGCAGGATTGGCATCAAGCAACACGGTGTCGATCGCGACGGACGTATCATTTTGCACGGCCTCGCGGATCAAGCCCTCGATCGCAGGAATCGAGTGGTCGTTCATCTCACGGGTCCATACGCTGATCACGGCCACCTTCTTAGGTACGAGCGTTTGCGAAGCGAAAGCGCCCTGCCGCACCGGGATTGCCATGCCTTCACCAACAAACGAGCCGGCGATTGTTGGTGTCCGCGAGCGCGTCGGAATGATGATGCGCCCGGCCGAGCCGAAGTTCAGCGTCAACCCCTTCGCGGCGAGCCGCCGCAGGATCGCTTTGGCGTACAACAAATCCATAAAATCTGTATAGATTTGTTGGACCAGTTCCGCCGCCCATCCTGTGACAGTGGTCATTGCCGGCGCGGACGCTGCGCGCAGGACAATCTCGCAGATGCCCTTGGTCGGTTCATCGTCGCCGTAGATTCTCTGCCGCACGTCCTCGGCAAGGCGACCCGTCGTCTTGACGAAATACGCGACCGTCGCAGCGCGCACGATGTAATCGATCGGGCTCAGTTCCTCGGCCTTTTTGCGGGCCGCCGGAATGTTGATCTCCCGACGATCGGTCGACGCCGCCGCAATCGTCAACGCGCGGCTGCCTCTACCGTTATCGCCGCCGTTGTCGGCAGTGCGGCCCAGCGCCTTTTCGGAATCCATGAGGACGCTGCGCTGCTTTTCCAGTTGCAGGATCGTCGCGTTGAGATCGCTGCTTGTCTGGACATCCGCGTCACTCACGTTCGAGTCGTCGATCTTATTGAGATGTTCCTGAAGGGCGTCGCGCTTTTCGATTAGCGCTGCCTCCAGGTCGGTAATACGTTGAGCGAGCGACATGGCGCTGCCCTTTCGGTTCAGAGACGTTTCGGCGTGCTTGCCAACGAACCCGCGCCGCATGATCGCGTTTCTTTTGCCATGCTTGGCGAAAACGAGATCGAGTGTTTGCGGGGAGACTTTGAGCGACTTGGCGATTGCCAGCGCATTCGGATTGGCCGGAACCGCGACCAACGATGTTTCGATCAACTCTTGTTTCATGAAGCGAAGGCCGCCGAATGGGTTTTTTCTGTCCAGCGGCTCGCTTTCGATATCGCGGAAACCGACGCTGACGGCCTTGAGAATGCCGGCGTTGATCAGCTTGCGTATTTCGTCGATGCGGTCGGAAGTGCCTTCGGGCGCGAGTTGCAGCTTGCCGCGCAACCCCTTGTCCTCGACGCGAAGGTCGGACCATTTTCCGATCGGAAAACTTGGATTGTGATTGAACAATGCGATGGGATTTTTTTTGAACGCCTTGATGTCCCAACCCTCGGACGCGATCGTGTCACCCATCCGATCGACAGACTCGTCCGATAAAATAAACTCCATGCCATGAACATCCTCGGCATGGGTCTTGCGTCGCACGCCGCCGCCCGCACCGCGCGCATTTTCCCACGCGATCTGACAGGCGCTTAAAGCATCATCTTCGTCGACGCTGTCATCGTCGTCCGTGATCTGATCGATGCAGCGTTCCAGGAAATCATCCTGGCTTTCGTCATCGTCCGGCTCGGGAGCGTCATCCGGGTCGATTTGCTTGGCTCCCTTGCCGCCGGCAGAATGAGCGTCGCGCCACATCTGCGAACAAGCGGCAACGGCTTGCTCCTGCGGCCGCTTGGTGCCGCCGCCTTGGCCCATCATCTCGGGAACACAGCGTCCCATCCAATCCGATTGGGTTTCGTCTTTTCCGGGCTTGATCGGCATGGGAGCCTCCGATGTGTTG